GGGTCGACGGGATCGTGCTCCTTCAAGCCTTGTTCGTCTCGATTGCAACTACTAAAGAACTTGGGAAACTTGTGCGGAAAAACTGAGTGTTTATTGCCTCAATGCTCAAATAAGCATAAGAGTGGTGGTAGATGCTACCGGGCTCGATGCTTGTAAGAGCTTACAAGTGACCTATATATAGCCGAGCTCACATCCCTTGATGCACGCAGGCAACTTGGGCAGGCAACGTGGCTGTCACTAGGCATAAAGTTATTGTGCGTGACACCGCATCGCACCTAAACTTTTGCTTTACAGACATAAAGTTATTGTGCGTGACTCAGCTTCGCACCTAAACCTTTGCTTCAAAGGCACGCAGGCCTTTTTAAAGTGGATTCGCAGATCCACAAGACTCATTATTGTACTATCCACCTTACCTACCGGTTGGTGGAGGCATCTCGTAAAGCTGTCACCTGGGTTAGTGCCGTCCATGGTGCGCTTCCTCGTCATTGCTTACGACCGTCTCCACTGGTCGTCGTTGGTAAAGTCATCTAGGTCCAGTACATCCTCTGGCTGGTAGTCCTCCTGTATGAAATCTGCTTGATACGCATCTTCTGGATTCTCCTGATATGGCAGAGGGGAGTTGTCCTTGATGACTAGTTTCTCCATGCTTTCTTCATACTCCTGGGTTCCTTGTTCCTTGAAAATCTTGGCGAGCCTAAGCTCAACCTGTGTTTCAATGTAATCTTCTAGGTGGTCATCCCACCACCAAGCATGACACTTGCGTTGTACACACGACCAGAACCATCTCCCTGGATTCCTGCTTGTCTTGGACATTTGCCTTCCAGCAGGCTGTTCACAGTTGCATAGTAGTGGAGATACTTCATCTGCTGTCTGAGCCATGCAGACTACTTCTAATTTTTTATATTCAGGCCATTTGATCTTTTCTGAATATTCTTTGATTTTCTTGAAAACCGGGTTGTCTTCATCATATTCAATCTCCTTCAGAGCTTTTGCTAAGGTTATTAATTCTTGGGTTGGCTCCGCCTTAAGTGCTGCATTTAACCTGGACAACAAATCTGCTAAGGTGTTGTCTTTCCCTTTAATGTGCTCGAATTTGATCTCCGGGCCTGCTCCTGAAATGAAATCCATGAATTTTAACCATCTTACTTCTGAAGGCTTGTGCTCGGTGCTTTTATTATAGAACCGCTCAATCGCACCGCTGTCTGTTCTGACAGTGATTTCTGCTTTATCCAGGTAGTATAGTCTGAATTTTTCCAGGCTGCATAGAACTCCTGAGATTTCTGCCTCAATAGTGGATTTGGGTTTTGCAAATTTTCCACTAGCATAGCGACAGATCTGTTCTGTGGATTTTGGGTCATTTTTGCTCTTTTTCCACAGGCAAACTCCTCCCCATCCGTTCATTGAGCCATCTGTTTCAATGACTATGTAGGCATTTTCAGGGGGTATTGCAAGTTTTGGTAGATTTTTTACCTCTTGCTTCATTCCTCTGATTATCTTCCAATCTTCAGAATTTAGCCTTCTTTCTCCTTTTTCTGATGTTTTGGGATACAGCGGTCCCAAAATCCTTCCCATATTCTTGATGTGTCCTCTGGCATAGTTTAATATTGCCAGCCATGATTTTAGTCCTTTCTTCGTTTTCAGCTTTTCTTCATCAAAGTCTATGATCTTCTGGACTATGTGTGGTTGCAGATGTAGTTGGTTTTCTCCAATAGTACTTCCAAGGAAGTCTACTACCTTTACTCCGATCTTGTATTTTGTAGGGCTGAGAATGAGCCCATTTGCCTTGCAAATCCTGAGCATTTCTTCCAGGTGTTTTGCATGTTCTTCTGGGTCCTTTGAGAATATCAGTATGTCATCTATGTATACTGCTATGAATGCCTCTGTTCCTCTGAAACAATTATCCATCTTGCGCTGGAATATTGCTGGAGCATTTTTGAGTCCAAATGGCATCACCAGCCATTCATATAGTCCTGTGAAGGCCCAAAAGGCCGTCCATTCAATAGATTCTTCCTCCATTGCCACTTGATGAAATCCACTCTTCAGGTCGAATTTTGAGTAGATTTTCGCATTACCAACTGAGTTTAGTAGGCTGTTGATTCCTGGCAGGGAATACTGATCCTTCTCTGTGTTGTCATTTAATCTCTTGTAATTGAAGACCAGTCTTGGTTTTCCTTTTGTCTCTTTCCTTGTGATTGGGTCCACTGTTGTTCCTGAATTAACTATGAAGGCATTAGTCCTGTGCCGACTTGTAGATGGCCGGATAACCTTCCTCTTCAATAGTTCATTCATGTGGAACTGCATCTGTTCCTTCATTTGAGGGGTTACAAACTTGTGGGGCTTATCCTGGATCGTTAGTTCTGGGTTCCTGATCCTGATGTGACACTTGATTTTGTTATTTGCCCAATGCTTCAATGGTTCTTCCCCTATGAATCCCAATTCCTTCATATCATTTATGATCTTCATATTCTTCTTCATGAATGTTTCTTGCACAAATGAAGCTGGATCATGAGCAATGCAAATCTGCTCTTCTGCTCTCCTTATATACTCATCTGCCTCGATTGTTGAGACCAGTTTGTAGAAGGTCACACTTCTGCCTTCTAATCTTACAGCTCCTTTGAGTGATTGGATGAAATTACATCCTATAATCATCTGGGTATTGGTCCCCAGATCTAAGTTGCCAACATATGTTATGGGCAAGGAGAAGAAAGTTTCCTTGATCCACAACTTAGCTTCTTTCAGCTGCTTTGTTACCCTGGTCATAGAATTTACTCCTGCAATATTGACTGTGAATTTTGAGTCAGTTAAAAATTCTTTAGGGATATACCTTTCGCTTATGCAGGATTTTGTTGCTCCAGTATCTAGTAACGCCTTTAGCTTCTCCTTCTTGCCTTCAACTTCCACGAAGACATCAAATCTGTACATGCAGTCTTTTCTTTGTGTGACTAAGACTGTTTCATTATACTGTTCTTGTGCCGTTAATATGATTGATGTTGAGGCACCTTCTAACTCAGCTATCCTCTTTCTTAGCTGGTTGTTGCTTTTGTTTGCCTCATTGAGCAGTTCTTGGAGCATCTCAATCTCAATTGCTGCATCTGAGTTTGTTTCCTCAATGACTGGGAACTCCTCTTTGATTTTTTTGTTTGCCTCAATCTGGTCGTTGAGTTCCTTTAACAGCAGCTTTTTCTCTAATTTTAGCTTCCTGTTTTCTATCATTAGTGTTGAAGCTAATTCCTTCCAGTTTTCTTCTTCCTTTGGTATTTCCTCCTTAGTTATTGAGAAACCATAGCAATATTGGATGCAGAGGTGGCATACTCTGACCTTGCATTTCCCGCAGATCACATATTGCCCTTTCGTAAATTTGCCAAAACACCTCTGGCATGACCTCACTTTGGGTTGATTATGAAACCATTCATGCCCTTCACAGTGATACTGCTTCTTGGTCACATACATTTGTTTCTCAAAACCTCCTGGTTGGCCTACCAGCCATGGTCCATTCTCATTTTCCTCTTCAGAGAGGACTTCCTTTGTGTCTGCCATATAGATAAATTCCTTTTTGTAATATTCATCCCATTGATCCCAAGTTGTAGGAACTTCCGGCAGTCCTTCTTCATCTCTGAGATGGGCCTGATTGTCTTCGCCTTCTGATATACTGAATATATCACTTAAGCTTTTCTCATCATATCCTACTGATACGATGTCATATCCTTCTGGGATATCCAACTCATTTACTATGTTTACTCTTTCTTGGATCTTCTTCTTGGACTTGCACTCTTTTGCAAAATGTCCTTCTTCACCGCATACGTAGCATCTGCATTCTTTCTTCCTTCCTTGCAGATACTTCCTTTTGTCAATTCTTGCATGAGAACTGTGAGGCTTTCCTTTGTAGGTTCTTGTCCTTCTTGTTCCTAATGACCTGTATTTCCTTTGTAGCGGGTTTATTACTGGGAATCCTCTGCAGAAATCTAGTTTGGCAAGCTTTCTTTGTCTGTTGTTTTCCGTGCAGACTTCTTCCAGGTAATTATAAGTAAAATCAATTCTTGCGGGGACATGAATATGTGTACCTGGGAATTTTGCATCAAAGGCCTTTCTGGCCTGATCACCAATTTCGCTAGGAAGCTTTAAGAAGAATTCGTCAGAGAGTTCTTTTGATATCCACATCCTTCCTGTCCTTGCTGCTAGGTGTAGGTATCCCACCATATATCTCATAATGTCTGGATAAGTGAACTTGTCACAGACCAGAGACTTGATCCTTTTGTATGCAGCATCTTGGGTTAGAGTTGTCCCTTGCTTTGGGCTGTCGCCAAGTAGAATTCTCCTTATCTGCGAGATCACATTCTGTGTCCCGTTTGTACCTATTGCCTGGGTCTTTAAGATCTCAAACTCAGTGGTGTACTGAGTTCTCCATCCTATGAAGATCTTTTTCTCTGTTTCTCCCAATAAGTTTTCAATTCTGGAAATCTTTTCTTCCGCCCCTATGATGTTCTGTGATGCCATGTAGTTCAGGGTAGTTGATTCCCATCTTTCAAATATTTCTGAATTCTTTCCTATTGATAGGACCAGCATGGATCCTGTTGCAGCGTTGGCTACTGGGAGACTCCAGTTATTGATTGGGTTACTCCACTTTCTTGAATAACCTCCAAATCTTGTTTCCCCTGGGTTATAATCAGAATATCCTGCTTTGGTTTGCGCTGGAGCATACCCTGGGAGATTTCCTTCCATATCAACATCTGCTGGTATGAGTGCTGATGATGATGATACTTCTGACATTTTCACCTGCTCTTGTTGTAAGAGCTCCTCCAATCTTTTAATGGCTGGATAATCTGTTTCTTCTTCTTCAGCCATCCTTACTGATTCCTCCGAAATTTTTAGGAAATCATTGATGATCTCCTCTTCTTCTTCCAATTTGTTTTTACACCTTGCGGTAGAGACACTTTCACTACCCTCCTCCCGGGGGGAAAGGGCGGCAAGAAATTCTTCTATTTCTTGTATGGCTGACGTTGAAGGTTCCTCAGATTCGTCATCTGAGCATATCGCCATGCGAACTTCTTCTTCCAGTTGAATTTCATCCTCACTGTTGTACTGGGGTGCTGGAGTACTGCTTGTAGCTTGGTATTTGTGAAATGAGAAGGTCATCGAGTTGTCATACTCATTTTTGACCTCCATTGCTGTTGGCTTCATTGCTACTTCTACCTTTGCTGGCCTGATATTCCAATCTTGGCCTTGGTACTTTTTCACGGATTGCTTGGTTGCTTCTATTGCTTGTATGCCATTCGTCTTCATGTATTGGATGACCTTGTCAATTTTTATTTCAAATCCAGTATTTGATGTACTGGACAGCCTTGCCGTGACCATTCTTTCTAGGTGGAGATTTGCTTCTCCCCTCCAATTATTATACCCTTTTGTCTTGATAGAGAGTTGAATTCCTTGATAGAAATCCCCTATCGTTGTCATGAAATCCGGGGTAATATAGATCATCTGAGCTCCTTTGCTTAGATCCACTTCCATTGCTGCTATTATAGTAGCAGGCTGGCTTCTTGTGTCTTGAAATGCCAGGAATGCCATTTTTCCTGACCATCTTTGATGCAAGGGCTGTATTCTTACTTGTAGTGCCCCTATGTGGATGTATCTGAGTCCCGCTCTTTCAAGCTGCTCAAAGGTTTCTTCCTTGATAAATGTCATATCCATTTGGTTGTCATCAACAACCATTAAGTCTTGGCTTGCTCTTCCCTGGAAGACCTTGTGAAGCTTGTTGTCTCTTCTTGGAGAGTAGACAACTTCTGCTGGGAATGCTCTTGCCCTTCTCTTCATTGATTTCTCCAGCTCTGCTTCAACATCCATGACCATTTCTAGAGTTTTTTCAGTCTCACTTCCACCAAATATTCTTTTAAATATAGCATTTGGTCGGGCCACTATATTTTGAGCTTCATACAGGGCTCTTTGCCCATTCCTGTAGTTTCTGATTTGGTCAGATAGTACAGTTCCATCTTCTAGTACTGTTGTGGAACCAGTACCGAGTCTTCTTCCTCTTAGGGCCATTTTCTAAAATTTCTTTAGGACTTTGAGGGTCCCTTTTGTTTCCTGCTTTGAGGTTGATGTGCCTATTCTGAGGTTGGATAGCTTCTCCTGGATATCCTCAAGATCAGAGGAGTATCCTTTTGTTTTGATGACTTCCAATTCTTCCTCAAGGGCGCTTATCCTGACATGCACTTGGATAAGTAGCTGAATGATAGTGTTCAGCTGTTTGGTGGTGCTTGCCTGAGTTCCTGCGCTGGATAGAAAGCCTTCGGAATCTGATCCGTATATATTTTTGGTTTGCCAAGGCCTCCTATACTCGTTGTTGTCAGAGGTCATTCTCCTCTCATGACCTTCAGCATGTGTTGCACTGTGTTGACTTCTTGACGAACTGAGACCACCAGTTTGGATACGTCTTCTAGCAGGGCCTCTGTCTGCTTCTCAATGAACTTTGGTTGTTCAGTGATCTGCAGGACCAGCTGCTCGACGTCCTTCTTATTCAAGGGTCTTCTCTCCAGATAGTCTTTCCTGAGAGCTTGCAGCTCGTCAGAAATGACGTCCAATTTTGCCTTAAGATTCTTGATCTCAGAGCGTTGGGCTCTGGATATTTTTAAAGCCTCCTCTGCTTTTGCAGCTACCTCCTTCAGGTTTTTGTTGTGCGCAAGGTTGTGCTCTCTTAGCAAAGAGAACAGCTCACTTCTATGGGCTCTGGCCTTTTCCTGCGAGGTTAGCAATACCTTGTACCCAAGGTCTGAACGATAACAAGTGATGCGAATATTATGGTTCAGATCTGAGTTTTTTATCTTACTACCAGTGATTAGCGATTTTTCTGCTTCTAGACCAGTGTGTGAATCTTTCCAAGCAGCAAACTTTTGTTCCCACTCTTGTTCCGAGGTCATATAAGAGCTATAGTATCCTTAGGTGCTTTCTTATGTAAAAGATAGATAAGGGTACCCTCTGGGTTGTAGTTCTAGGTTCAGACTTCTGTCCAGATCCAGTGATAACTATAGTCTTTACGTCTTACAGGTGGTATAGTCTAGAATTTTGTGATTACTAGCAGGCTCCCTGAAATCCCGAAAGCTAACTCCTTGATTATACTTGATGACTACTACTAGGCTCCTCTTCTGATCTTAAGTGTAAACACCACTTGCCATGGTAAGGTGTATATCATACACAGTTTTGTCATAAGCCGCAACCATCTTTCCCCTGGACGGCCTCCTGCCTGACGGGTACTCCGGTCTTTAAGCCTACTGACATCCTGTGAGTTTTCCTTACGAACAAGCTAAGATCAATGTCGAGTATCCTAGGTTCACCTTCCAGCTTATCAATGAGCTAGGGCATATGGGTAGAAGACAGGTATCCTACGTTTATCAATGAATTCTAAATTTACAACCTTTCGACTTATCAGACTAGTTATTTGCTCAAACAGTTGTCCTTTCCATAAAACTACAGAGCCCTTTGGCCCTTATCTAAGGGTTTTACCCCATGAAAGCCATAGATACTAACCTGCTCTGATACCA